TCCACCTATAGCTTTGTTTAGTTCTTTACTGCGATATCCTGAGCTCACACATATAGGCACACCGAAGTGTTCTCTTAATGGTTGGAATATTTTCTCAGCTATGACTTTTAATTTTTCAATGTGCTCTTCAGTTGGTGTATTGTCTATACCCTTTCTGATTGCCGTCTGGCTGTACATTACCTCTTTTAAGGTCAAATTCTTACTTATCTTCATCATTCATTCAAATAAACACTTCCTACTCCTTGAGCGTGAATGGATCCATCGCAGCACTCAATCTTATACGTTTCTGTTTCCCAACATAGGCACGCTCTTTTGCTGCCCTTTGGCGATGTGTAAGATGGGATATAATTTCTTTTATTACTCTTTGCGTACATATTCTATCTTTTCAAGCTCTTCTAGTTCTGCTTTTATTTTAGCGAATGCCGGATCTAGAATCACGGCTTCGCCCACCACCCATTCTTCATTTGCATCTTTTGAAAAAAGTATAATACTATCTCCGTTCTTGTATCCGTTGATGCTTTCGTATTGGTCCTCAGTTGCTTTTAATACCTGCATTATAATTTTGTATAATAGTTAGCATACCACGCTGTTTCTATTGCTGCCATCTTCGCATCAGTAAGGCTACCACCGAATCCGAACATCCCCATAGTATTTCCAGCAAACATTTGGTCCGAGCTTCTGGCTCCTAAGAGTATTAAGTCTTCTGAAGGTAGAGCGTTTGATTCTACACCGCTTGATTTAGTAGCAGACTTTGTATTTGATCCTGATAGGTCAGTACTGCGATAATTGATGGTATCTGATCCGACTCTGTTTTGGAAGAACATAGTATCATTGTCTTTGTGTATGTCCATCTCTTGAAATTGGTTATCATTTATCCAGTTACGGTTTCCACTATTTGATCCATCGACTTGTAATCGAGGACTCAAATAGTTTGCGGATCCGTCATTACCATAGATTCTGTTATTGGTTTGACTGCTGCTATCCATTATTGGAAAGGCTGTGAAACCTCCGGCATCATTCTGGGTATAGTTTGTACCGTCAGTATCTAGAGTGAATCCTGTAGCAAGTCTTGCAGTTCCACCGTTTGACCATCCTTTGTTTGATGTAAAGCTAGGACTATTGACCTTGGTCAGTTTAAATTGTGTAGGACTCTTAAAGTTCAAAAGAGTGAAGTCGCTACCGCCATCTAGCGTAGTAACTGCAAAGATATATAGCAAGTCGAGCTCGTCCCACACCGCAGCATCTTTCAGTGCTTTCACAAATGTATTCTGTAGCACTTGATGTGCAGCTGTCGGAGGTGCAAATCCATTAGAGGTTCCGGCATCTAAAACAGCAGCGTAGTCATCATCGTATCCTAAGCCTTCGTAAACGTCCCCCCAATCGTTCAGGTTCACTCTACCATCTCCCCAGTCAGTATTTTCGTATATCTTTCCGTAGCTCATTTTTCTTCGTTTTCTTTAAGAAAGTGATCAGCTTTTTCACGTTCACTTCTTTTGGTTTGTAAGTGTTTATAGTACCCATCCTTGGAATACGCTATCTTTTAGTGGATGTATATCGTCATTTGTGTTTGAGGTATATTCTGGATATGAGCTTTGGTTAAAGGCCATAAAATCAATAAACCGTCTCGTGTAGTATTCTGCTAGATTACGTTCTTTCTCGATTAAGAATGATATATCGTCCCTAGTTGCTGTTTCTCCATTCTCTGAGGTCTTCTTAAATAATCCACCGTTAGATGCTGTAAATGCAGAGAATGGTAAGTATTCGGTCATCGCATAGTGAATGAGCATAGGTTGCACGTACTCATTCACTAGGGTTTGATAAGTTCCACTAAGTGATCCGGCTATAATATCCGCACTTATTTTATCAAATAGTTTTGTTCCTAAGTATTGCTGTATATGCACTTCCTGTGCAATCTTAATAAATTGTATAAACTTGTCGGTATCCACATTGCCTGAGAGGAACGTGTTCCGTACTAAGTCATCTCTTGTTATAAATAATGCAGTAGCCATCAGATTCCTGTTTGTATATCTTTATCACTCGGAGGATTTAAAAACCCTTTATTTTTCATATTCTTTGGTGCAACACTAACCTTATTTGGATTAGCCGGAGCTATGAATCCTTTCCTTCTAGCTCTGCTTGTACTTATTGTTTCAGCGTTCGGACTGTTAACATCCGGACGAACGCCTTCTTTAAACATATAAGTTTTTCTGAACCATCGGTGTTGGCATCTTGGTCCACCTTTGTATAGCCATATAGAGTATGTAGCTGCACCGTTTGGTCCGAATCCTGCATTTACAGCTCTGTTGCTCATAGCCAGTATATCTTCTTTTCTGTATACTTTATTTGCTTTGACCATCTTCTTGCAAAATTCACGACTGTTGGAGCTCACTTTGTTTGGCGCATATTGATATCTCACGAGAAATCTTTCAAGGTTTGCATTGGCACCATCATCTTCACTGTTTGCATTTGGTCTGGCTACTCCTGTTGATGCCAGTCCAATCATCAGGTCCAGTGCCTCTTCCTGATCGTAGTCCACCTCTCTTTCATCCACGACTTCGTACTGGTCCATATCTATATCTTCTCCCATCGCTATGAATTCATCTACTAACGTATCCCATTCCTCTGGCATCTCTGGACGGTCATCACTCAGTTCAACGTCTTCTGAGAATCTTCGTCTTTCTCCTGTTCTCTTTTCTGTTTCCTCTGCACTAACTGATGCATCACGATCAATAAATTCTAAGGGCTGTAAAGTCTTAAAGTATAAGTCTAGAGTGACTCCATTCACGGCCAGTATCTTTTTCAATGCATCACATACAAGATTCTGGAAAGGTCGTATAATTGTATTGTCAAATAGCAAGGATGCAGTTTCTATCTCATCTGCATTGTTTCCCAGTCCTGTTTGATTCTTAATTCCTAGAAGCATAGGAGATGTAACCCTGTGAGCTACCATTAATTTCTCCATTGATTCCTCACTTAAAAATTCATATTGTTGAGCTGCATCTGAAATGGGCACCGCATCAATAGAAGCACTCATCTCTTTGGACTCATTGAATGCAAGGATAAAATTGCCGGCATTTGAAGTGCCGCCAAATTTATCACGTATCTTATGTTCTATAAGCAGTCTTTCTTCTTCGTCAGGCACACCATTATTAAAGTTGATAAGCATCGAAGGACTGAGACCGTTCTTTATATTGTTGATGTGAAAGTTTGCGACCTCCTCTTCAAGTTCTGCATATGGTAATCCACCTTGATAATCCACCGGAGAGTAGTAATAGTATCCGGCTCTGTATGGACGGATCACAAGTATTTCTATTGCTTCATTGGACATTCCAAACGCAGGGATCCTTTGTGGAGTTTCATTCATCTTTAGTTTATCCCATCTTGCTGAGTAATAATAAGCAGGTATCTCTCCGTCTTCGTTCATCTTTTCAGCTCTCAGAGTCTGTATGGGCATATGCTCCACCTGTGCTATCTTTCTACCTTCTTTTGAGTATATGATCTGGAATGCTGCCTGTCCCATCATTTTCAGATCGCTTACCACTTTTCTTAGACAGTCTGGGTTTATCAGGTTTTTAAGCATTGCATACTCTTCTGGCTTTTTGCTGCTATCCGTTGCATCTATACCCTTTCCGTAGATGAGGTCACTTATACCATTGATGATTGCATTGTTGGTCGGAGATCCGTTGTATCTGTCGATAAGATATTGGTAGTAGTGATTGTCTTCTCCATACTCTACCCATTCCTTGTTGTTTCTTTCTACGACTTCAGGCTTTGTGTAACTTGCTAGATTGATTGTGTGTAGTTTCATATCACGATGTACTCGTTAGCATTTGTTTTGTCATACTCTGTGTAGACATCCTTGTTTGTTGTAAACTTATCCAGATCTGTCTGATTGGTACAGAATGCTTTCCCTCTGTAAATTTCAGCAGAATCTCCAGAGTTACCAATTGACAACGTATAATTCCGTCCTTCCACAAATGTAAAGGTAGGAGTTATTCTCATAAAGTTTCCGACTTTGGTTGCAGTGAGAGTTTCTTTGGTCCCTGTTACGTTTGTTTGCTCGTCTGTGACTCTTAAGACCACCGTTGTATCTTCTGATCTGGGAACGTAGAATATGTTCTTGTCTGATGTTTTTATTATATGCATATATAAATAACGGATCTGTGCATCTTTTTGCAAAAAAAAAGAGAGGCGATAAACCTCTCTTTCTTGTTTAAACTAATCATTCGTTAGAAGTCTACACCACTAACTATTGTTTCTGTAGCACTGCTTAATCCTGCGAATGGATTAGCTGCCACTGGATTCTGGATAAAGTTTGAGAGCATTAGTTCCTGCGCTTCAAATTCAATAGTATATCCGATCAAGTCACCCATTGCAGCTCCAGATACTAAAGTTCCACCAGTTACGTCACATCCGTGCTCACGACCTAATAACAAAGCATTTCCGTTATAGTCCACCACTACAATGTGAGGTCTACCGTAAGCGAGCAGCTTTAATTCTTTATTGTCATCTGCACTTAGTTTTGGTAATGTTAAGCTCAAAGCCTGTGAGAAGAATACCGTACCATTCTCACGTGATGCTGTGACTGTTTGTGTCATAGAAGATGTACCCTTGAGTTGGTATCTGTAAGCACTGAATGTTCCGGATGCATCTGTGATCACATCACTTGCATCTAACGTCAAAGTACCCAATCCACCAAAATCAACGAAGTAAACTTCAGCAATACCACCGACCACATCACGGCACGGTGTTATTCTTCCTTTTGTTAAATTACACGCCATTGTATTTTTAATTTAAAAAAAGGGTAGGCAGACTGACCACCTACCCTTTTTGTATTATTATTCAGTTCTGATCTTATGCGTATAAAACAACGTCAGATCCAATTCCGTGAATCACACCGGCAGTCAATCTCATAACTACACGCACGTTTTGTGATCCGTCAACATCAGCCATATCGATTAACTTAACTTCGTTATGGTCCGATAGTAAGCTAGTTCCAAAGAACAAGTTAGACTTCTGAGCAGCTACCATTGTGTTAGCAGCAAGACCAGGAGAAACAAATAACTTGACTCCGTCAAATGCTAAATCTCCACCATTAAACCAAGTAGTTCCTGCGTTATTCACACCGTTTGCACCTAGTCCGTTAGCACCGAATCCACCTAAAGCACGAACGTAAGAGCGAGCAATAGCTGAGTTCATATAAATGTATAAGTCTTCTTTTCCGTATACTGCACTTGGTATTGCATCTACCACTTTGCCTAATTCGTCAATAACGTTAGAAGCAGTCACTGTAGTTCCAGTAACGTCTACCACGTCAGAATCAGCAGCAAGTTGTAATTTCAAGCCGTTAAATTGTCCGTTGTTTGACGTGTTACCATCCCAGATGTTTTGCTCTGTTTTCTGAGCGACTTTCTCTGCTACGTGAGCAAGGATAAAGTCTGAAAACGCAGGAGGTAATTGGTCAAATGTAGAGAATCCCATCTGTACTGCTTCCCAGTCAGAACGGAAGTCTTTCTTACATAATTGAAGATTCACTTGAAATTCTTCAGTGAGAGTAACCGTTGAAGTTGCAGAGAAGTCACAAGTTGCATCCTTGAGGATTGCATCTGTGTCAATCTTCTTGATTACTTCTTTGAATTTTACATTCGGCTTTACTGTGATACCACCACCTTCGATAGTGTTAGCACTCAACAGGGCCGCAGCGATGTACTTACCGGCAAATTCTCCGGCATACGTTGTTGTGATTGATGTAGTTGTTGCCATCTTTTTTTAATTAATTTATTTGTAATTAGCCATCTTTTCTAGAACACGATCTAGAGTGGTTTTCTTTCTACCCTGAGAGAATGTATGTAATTGACTTACCTCTTTGTTCTCTGGGTTTGCTTTGATTGGCTTCGCAGCTGGCTCTTGTTTTGACAAGTTCTCGCTGCTTGCTTCCTCTTTCTTTTCTTTTTTGTCTTTTTCGACCATTGCTTTGATCTCCTTGACCATTTCTTTTACTTCGTCTACTGCTTCAGCTAGTTCTCTTTTTGTAGCATAGGCCATCTCTTCTTTCTCTTCTTCTTCAGCCATCTCTACTTCTTCTTCTACTTCTGCCTCAACAGAGGCTTCTTCTTTTTCCTCTTCTTCCATAGCCTGAATCGATGCGATCACTCCTTCTTCAGCGACCGTAAGTTGACGACCATCTTCAAGTTCATAAGCTCCAACAGGCAGAGCGACTCTTTCATCATCTGTTTGAATAAATACAGGCTCTCCAGTTTCAAATTTCTCGGCTTCAAGGATTGTTCCATTTTCGAGCTTGATAGTTGCGAGAGTCACTTCTGTTTGACTCTCTTCAACAGCCAAGTCTATATTCAATAGTCCGGCTATTTTCTCTAGTGTATTCTTTGCACTCATCTTTATTTAATTTATCTTATCAATTCATTATGACACTATTGTTCTTAGGTCGGTATAGTCATAGTCTATTGGAAGAGAATCCAAATCATTAAAGATATTATCAAGTTCTGAATATCCTTGAATTGATTTAGCATCAAAACCAAGTTCTCGGGCACCTTGTTCTGCTCTTTCCAAAATATCTGCCACTCTAATAGAAATTTGAATTGCTTCATCACGAGCAGACGTGTATTGTGCCGAGGCTTTATCTGCATCAGCTATTGCTTTTTTTACTTGATTAACCAATTCCCTATCTACCGTATCCAATTGATCGAATGCTTTTTGTGCTTTGCTAAGTGCACTTTTACCATCGCTCAATGCTTTTTGTACATCTCCCACAAGATTAAGCTCTACCTTATGAGTTGATAAATTTTCTTTATGAGCATTTATAGCCGCCCAGACTTTTTCTATTTGCTTCATATATTAATATTCCTGTCCATCGATGATAGTTGACCTGATATCATCCATTTTATCGTTTAATTGAGTAAACGCTTTATTATCTCGTGGATTTACTCCTAGATTGTTAGCAGCTTGTTCAAATTGACTTAAAAGGCGAGAGGCTTCTGCTTCTATATCCTCTAGAATATCTGTATCTTTTTGTATAAAGTTTATAACGTCATTCAAGTTTTCCTCTAAATCTCTAGCTTTGAATACACCATCTCGGAGTTCTCTCTCTGTTTGTTCCGCTTGTTTCAGGATAGTTTCCATATCTGACACTAGACTAAGCTCTACCTTGTGAGTTGATAAGTTTTCTTTGTGAGCACTTATGGCTGCCCATACCTTTTCGACCTGTTTCATCTCTTAATTAACTATTTATTTTTCTTTTGTTTCATTTTCATTTCGGCTTTTTTGGATGGCCGGTAGGTAACAAGTCATTGTCTCCTGTATATTTAGAGTTCTGTGGCCTACCATTACGCACTAGATACATAAACGCATTGACTCTTGCAAATGCCCACTGTGAAGGACTAGTTACTCTGGGAGATCTGCTTACATTGAATGCTCCAAGTCCTCGTTGAAAGACGGACTTGAGCATTCCCACATTTACTCCATAGCCTAGCTTCTTTTTGTATCGCTCGTTGAAGTCATCACTTTTCTTCTTAAGAGTTGCTTCATCTTTTTTGCTCACTTTTGCACCTCTGGATGTACTGGCATCTCCTTTGGCAGTTCCTTTGCCTTTTGGATTAGGATTTGGTGTATCTGACTTTGGTGCTTTGGGAGACTTTCGTATTCCACCCCTTGGTCCTACCTCAGCCATTTTAACGCATCTTCCCTCTTTGTTTTTCTTGAAACCTTTTGGACATTTTTTTTGCTTGTACATCTCATCTTTGATGTGAGTTTCACAAGGCATATACCAAGTCTTGCCTTCTAATTCGTGAGTATGTATTCCTTCGCATCCGATGTTCTTCGCCATCTGTTCAGCTTTCTCTTTAGTATCGTATGCTAGTCTATCGTCAATGATTGCAAATTCTTCATCTATGACCATAGTCTTGAGCTCGATCTCTCCAAGTTCTTTAAGTTTACTTTCGGACCATCTTTTTCCGGCCTTACCACCCCATAGCAAGTAAGAGATAGTTCCACAGGCTTTTGTATCTGATTCATCGTAGTATTCTTCGGCTCTTGAAAGGAACGAGTACATCCTTTTGACCGTCTGTAATGATACCGCTTGTCCTTGTGCTAATTGT